CCAGCGCGCCGCGATCCCCTGCGCCTCCTCGCCGGTCAGCAACAGCGCCATCTCGCTGTCGGCGACATCCGCACCGCCGGCCTCGGCCCGGATCGCCTCCGCCACCGCCGCCGGAAGGTCGCCGCCATCAGCCACATAGGTCAGCCGCACCCGGCCGGGCACCGCGTCCGGCCCCGCCCGCACCGTTGTCAGCGCCGCTTCCGCACCCTCGGGCAGCACGAGGTCGTCACGCGACAGCCTGGCCGCCGGCCGCCCGCCCCGCATCCGGAACACGATCCGCCCGTCGCGCTCGGCCGCGTCGAACCCGTAGGCCAGCATCAGGGGCTGCAAGGCCGCCCGCGCCGTCGTGACGCCGGCGACCGTGTAGCCCCGCACGATCCCCCACAGGCCGGAGACATCGATCTCCGCCAGCCCCGCCGCCGCGCAGATCTCCGCCACCACGGCGGCCAGCGGCTGCAGCGTGGCGCGGCCGTTCAGCCAGTGGCCCAGCGCATGGTTCGCCCCGTCCGACCACAGCGCCCGGTCGTTCGGGAACCGCGGCCACGGCCGGCTGTCATAAGCCCAGACATGGATGCGCCCGGTGTCCACCATCCGCCCGCCGTAGACGCCCGACACCGGGTTGTTTTCTGCCGCGTCCCAGTGATCCAGCATCACCCGCAGGTATTGCTGCTGGATCAGATCGTCGCGCAGGCCGGTGGAAAACGGCGGCACCGCGGATTCCGAGGATTTCGGATCGACGAACAGGTTCGGCGCGTTCGTCCCCTTGTCGACCGCCGGGCAGCCGATCTCGGTGAACCAGATCGGCTTGCCACCGGCCTGCCACGCGGTCGGCCGGGCCTGCCGCACCCCGCCGATCCGCTCGTGATGGGCATTGCCCCACCATGACCGGATGTCCTTCGTCCGCCAGACCCAGGGCTCGCCATGCGCGCCGTCCTCGATCGGGCTGCGCAACTGCGCCGCCCGGTCGGCGGCCGAGGCATAGTACCAGTCGAAATACTCGCCGCCCTCGACATTGGCCCCGAGGTAGCCGGGATCGTGGATCGTGGCCCAGCCCGCCGCCGCATCGGCATGGTCCGCGCCCTCGCGCCAGTCCGACAGCGGCAGGTAGTTGTCGATCCCCACGAAATCCACCGCCGGATCGGCCCATAGCGGGTCGAGCGGAAACCGCAGATCGCCCTCCGGCGTCTTGTAGCCGCCGTATTCCGTCCAGTCGGCGGCATAGCCGATCCGGCAGTCGGGGCCGAGGATCGCGCGCACCTCCGCCGCCAGCGCCCGCAGTTCCGCCACCGCCGGAAAGCCGCCCTCCGCGCCCCGGATCCGCGTCAGCCCCACGAATTCCGATCCGATGCAGAACCCGTCCACCCCGCCCGCCTCGGCGCACAGCCGCGCGTAATGCAGGATGAAATCGCGAAACCCCCGGTCGCCGGCGAAAAACGCCGCGACCTCGGCATCGGCCGCCGCCGTCCCGTCCACCGTGCCCGGCCGTCCCGGCGCGACCGAGCAGGTGATCCGCCCGCGCCACGGCAGCTTCGCCTGCTCCGCGCCGCCCCAGGGGTCGGGCAGGCCGTTGCCCGGCATCTGCTCCATCAGAACGAACGGGTAGAAGATCACGCTCAGCCCCGCCGCCCGCTGCGCCCGGATCGCCTCGATCACCACCGCATCCGCCGGCGTCGCGCCATAGACCGGCCGGCCCTCCAGCCGCGGCACCTCGCCGGCCGTGGCGCGGGCCAGCCCGGCGACCTGCCAGGCCATCTCCGCGCCCTCCTGGCCACGATATTCCACCTTCGGCCGGATCCGGCACTGCCCGCAGCGCAGATCGTCGCCGAACCAGCAGATCACGAAGACGCTGGAGCGCACCGCCGGCAATTCCTCGCCCAGAACGTCCATCGCCAGCGCGAAATCCGTCTGCGGCCCCGGCGCGTTGCGGTTGGCGCCGCGGTAACGGCCCGGCCCGTCGCGATAACTCACCGGCGTCGTGGCCACCGCATATTCCCCGGTGCCGGGGATCAGCGCCACGCCCCGGATCGACCGGTCCAGCCCACGCGCCACCCCCTCGGGCGGATCGGCCGCGCGCACCACCTCGAAGCTGAACTGCGGCACCCGGTTGCCGAACCGCTCCAGCATCAGGTCCTCGATCACCACATAGGCCGTGCCGCGATAGGCCGGCGCCATGCCCGCGCCCTGCACCGCCTCGATCTTCGGATCGGGCGCCTGATCGGCGCTGCCGGCATAGACCCGCATCGCGATCTCATCGCGGCCCAGTTCGACCCCGTCGGCCCAGACCCGCCCGACCCGCAGGATCGGCCCCTCGCACAGCGCCAGCGCCAGCGACACCGAATAGCCGTAGCGCGTCACGCTCTGCCGCGGCGCGCCCTTGCCGCCGCCCGTGGTCTCGGTCGTCGCATGTTCGACGAAACGGGTGGCCCAGATCACCTGCCCGGCCAGCCGCGCGGTGCCCCAGATCCGCGGCACCGGCGCGCCCTCGCCCGCCGTCGACAGGTGAAGCCGGTCGATCCGCCCGGTCTCCACCGCGCCGCTGCCCTCGCCCAGAAGCCGGGCATCGATCGCCCGGCCCAGCGTCGCCCCCACGGCGCGCCCGATCGCCGCGCCCGACAGGCCAAGGATCGATCCGCCGACCCCCGCGCCCAGCGCGGAACCGGCGGCCGACAGAAGGATCGTCGCCATTCTCAGCCCTCCTTGGGAAACCCGAACCGCGCCACCAGCCGCCGCGCCCAGGGCGGCGTCAGCGCGCTTTCCACCACGCCATGCCCGCTGTAGGCATGCACGAACCGCCCCGCCCCGGTCGCGATGCCCAGATGCTTGGCCACCGCGCCGGCGCGCATCCGGAACAGCAGCACCTCGCCGGCACCGATCCCCGGCCCCCCGCGCGGCTCCAGATGCCGCCGCGCGGCCTCCCACAACCGCTCCTCGCCGCCCGCCTCCGACCAGTCGGGGCCATAGGCCGGCACCGGCTCGGGCTCGGCCCCGCGGATCTCGCGCCAGACCCCCAGCACGAGGCCCAGGCAATCGCAGCCCGCGCCCCGGCAGGACGCCCCGTGCCGGTAGGGCGTGCCGATCCAGCCCCGCGCCGCCATCACCACCCGGCTCATGCCCGCAGCGCCCCGCCGTCGCGCCGCGCGGTGCGCGCCGGCACCGTCAGCAGCCAGTCCTCGCCCGGCACATGCGGAAAGCCGCGGAAATTCCCGATATTGCAGAACTTCTCCCGGCAGGTTTCCACCCGCTTGTCGCATCCCGCCACCAGCGTGACCGGATCGCCCGCGACCAGCGCGGCATCGACCCCCTGCCACAGCTCGACCCGGCGCAGCCCGCCATCCTCGACCCGGTCGCTGCGGATCGCGGCCGTCAGCCCCACCGCCGCCCCGCCGGTAACCTGCACCAGCCCCTCGGCGAACCAGCCGGTCCCGGCCGTCCCGGCGCCGGAAACGAGCATCTGCCGCCCGCCCTCCAGCCCGGCCACCGTCGCCGCCACCCGCAGCCCCGGCGCCGCCAGATCGACGCCACAGGCCGCATCGCCCAGAACCGCCGGGCAGCGCGCCTGGTACAGCCGGCCCTGCGGCCGGTTCAGCGCCTCCGCCAGCCCGCGCAACTCGGCGGTGAAGGCCCCGCCCTGCCGGGTGACCTCGCCCAAAGTCCCGCGAAACCGCAGCACCCGCCGCGCCGGCTCAGCCCCGTCGGCAAGCCACAGCCGCACCGCCGCGCCGTCCCAGCGCCCGGCGCGGATGTCGGCCTCGGTGATCGCCGCGTCGCTCAGCGCCCCGGCCGCCTCGGCATTGTCCACCGCGAGGCCGGTTCCGAACGCGAGCGCGCTCAGCGCCGCGCCGCTTTCGGGCCGAAACGCGATCCCCTCGAATCCCAGCGCCCGGTCGTGATCGGTGAAGCCCAGCGTGAACCCGTCGCGCCGCGTCAGCGCAAGGCAGCGCGCCACCGTGGTCGCCGGGCCCTGAAGATGGTCATAGCCCGGCGCCGTCATAGCCGGATCTCCACCACCGGAACCCGCGGCACCTCGCCGGCCTGGAACGAGGCGACGGAGACCTCGATCCGGTCGATGTCGAACCGCACCGGCACGTCGAACTCGAACCCGGCGGTGACCGTCACACCCGCCGCCGGCGGCGCGGCGAAGCGCACGATCCCGGTCGCGGGATCGACCTCGAAATCACCGCCCGCATGCTGGGCGGCCCCGTCCAGCGCCACCTGCACCGTGCCGGCGACCGGCTTGGCGATCGGCCGAACCACCTCTGCCGCGCCGGATCGGTAGGTCTTGGCCAGCGCGAACTCCGCCGTCACCCCGTCGCCGGTGCCCAGCACCTGGTCGGCCGGCGCCGGCGCCCGCCCCGGCGGGCCGGAGCGGTGATCGGCCCAGTCCTTCCAGCGAAACCCGAAAAGCCGCCCGCGCCGCGCCTCGAAGAAGGCCAGCAATTCCGCGATGTCGGTCAGGCTCGACAGCCCAACCCCCGCGTCGTAGTGGCGGCGCGATTGCGCCCAGGGCGCGTTGCGCGCCTCGTAGCCATTGGCCAGCGTCACGATCTCGGTGCGCCAGGCCGGCCCGCCGGCCGAGCCAAGGCTCAGCCGCGGCGGGAACCGCACGTCATGGAATCCCATCTGTCCCTCAGCTGTTGCGCTGGCCGCGCGCGACCAGCCGCGCGACCTCGGCCGCGATCTGCCCCTGCGCGCGGGCGAACCCCGCCGTGTCCGGCGTCGTGACATTGATCACAACCGACACCGGCCGCGCGCCCGCGCCACCCTCGGCCCGCACCCCCAGCCGCCCGTCGGTGCCGCGCGCCAGCGGCAGGATCGCCTCGGGCCCGGCCTCGCCCATCAGGCCCAGCCGCCCGCCGGCCATCGGGAAGGCCGTGGGCCCCTGCACCACGCCGCCATTCGCGAATGGCTCCACCCGGCCCCGGCTGAACGCCGCGCCCTGCGCGAACCCGCCGCCGAACAGGCCCGCCACCCCCTCGGCCAGGGCCGAGCCCAGCGCGCCCTGCACCGGTTTCATCGCCATCGAATAGACGTTGTCGGCCATGCTCGCCGCCAGCCCCTTCAGCGCGTCCGACAGGCGCATCCCGTCGAACACCACGCCGTCGAAGGCGCGCCGCAGGCCCGATCCGAACCCGGTGGACAGGCCCGCCACCTCGCGCCCGGTCAGCGCCACGTTGCGGCCCAGCCGCGTCACCTCCGCCCCGAAGGCCTCGGTCACGCCCCGCGCACCGCCCAGCGCGCGTTCCAGCGCCGCCGCCTCGTCGGCCAGCTCGCCCAACCCCTCGATCTCACGCATCCCGCGCCTCCCCGCATTGGTCCGGATAGGCGCGTTCCAGCGCCGCCAGCGCCGCCCGCCCCATCGCTCCCGTCCCGCCGCCCCGGCCCAGCATCAGCGTCAGTTCCGCCGGGGTCAGCGCCCAGAATTCCGCCGGCCGCAGACCCAGCCGGCCCAGCCCGGCGCGCAACAGCGCGGGCCAGTCCGTCCCCGCCCCGCTCATCGCCCCGCCTCCTCCGGCAGCGCGAAGGCCCGCGCCAGCAGCGCCGCCGCCGCCCGCGCCGCGCCCACCGGCCCGCCACCGATCTCGGCCCGGCCCAGCGCCGCCGCATCGCCCGCCCAGCCGGCCGCGCGCAGCCCGGCCAGCAGCACCGCCAGCACGTCGCGCGCCGAATAGCCGCCGGTCTCGAACCTCTCGGCCAGCGCGACAAGGCTGCCGGCCCCCAGCGCCGCCTCCAGCTCCGCCAGCGCACCCAGGCTCAGCCGCGCCGGCCAGACCTGCCCGTCGATCTCGATGTCGACCTCGCCCCGCCACGGATTGCCCATCAGATTTCCGCAAAGCTCAGCGCCCCGGCCGAGGCGAGGCTGATCTCGTAGGTCGCCTCGCCGTCATGGCTGCCGGCATAGTCCAGCGCCACGATCTGGAACGGCCCCTCGACGATCCCGAAATCGGGGATGATCACCTGGAAGGCGGGGATCTCGCCGGAAAAGAACACGGCGCGCGCCCGCGCATCGGCATCGGCATCCTTGAACACCCCCGATCCGGTCACCGCGGCCGAGCGTATGCCGGCCCCGGCCAGAAGCTCGCGCCAGCCGCCCGCGCTCTCCAGGCTCGTCGCATCGACCGTCTCCGCGTTGAAGCCGATCCGCGTGGCCCGAAGCCCCGCCAGCGTCTGGAACTGCCCGCCGCCGGTCAGGTCGATCTTGATCAGCAGGTCCTTGCCGTTCTGTGCCGTCATCTCGCTCTCCGTTCTCCTAGCCGTCCACCCGCAGCCGGAACCGCAGGTCGATCCGCCGCCCGCCGCCATCCGCCGCCCGATAAGCCTGCGCCCGGTCGAACCACAGCCCGACCGCCCGCGCCGGCGACAGGTCCAGCGGCGCTTGCGTCAGCGCGGCGACGACCGCCGCCGCCGCCGCCTTCGCCGCCGCGAAACCCGCCGCGTCGCTCACCACCGCCACCGTCAGCCGATGCTCCGCCCCCGGCCCGTCCGCGTCCGACCGGTCGCGGACCATCTCCTCGCCGATCGTCACATAGGTGCCCGCCGCGGCGCCCTCGGGCACCTCGTCATAGATCGCGCCGCCGACCGCGGCCGCCACCCCGGCATCGGCGGTCAGCCGGGCATGGATCGCGGCCTGCACCGCCGCGCCGCCGAGATAGCTCATGCCACCGCCTCCTCGGTGAAGCAGACAAGGAACCGGCCCGCCGCGTCGCGCTCGCTGACCGCGCGGATCGCGAAGATCCGCGTGCCCTCGCGCAGCCGCTGGCCTGCCCGCGGCCGCGCCGGCGATCCCGGCGCGGCGGCGCGCAGCGTGATCCGGTGGCGCGGGCGCACCGGCGCCAGCCCCTCCTCCGCCTGCCGCCCGGCCGCCTGCGGCAGCACCTCGGCCCAATGCGTGCCCAGCACCTGCCAGCCGGTCAGGAACCCGCCCGCCCCGTCGGGTTCCCGCACCGGCGTCTCCAGCACCAGCGCCCGTGTCAGCCGCGGCGGGTTCATGCCGGCCCCCCGCCCAGCACCCGCACCGTGCGCCAGCGCTCGATCAGCGCCAGCACGCCGAACGGCAGCGCCGCGCCGCCCGCCTCCAGCGCGCCGTCGTGGCGGCCCTCGTAGTAGCGCGCCGCCAGCATCAGCACCGCCTGCCGCAGATCGGCCGGAACATCCGACCAGGCCGCGCCGAACCCCGCGCGGAATTCGATCTGCACGCTCCCGTCCGTCGGGATCGCCGGCAACGCCGCCCCCGTCGCCGCGATCTTCGGACGCTGGAAATCCGGCACCAGCGCGAAACGTTCCGCCGGCACGGCCACCGCCGTGCCATCGCGGTCCACCGTCGCCAGCGCCAGGATCTCGCCCACCGGCGCCAGCGGCAGCGGTTGCGCATCCGGCGTGCGCCAGGCCGCGACCTGCCAGCGGAACCGGCGGGCGAACAACGCCTTGCCGATCCGCCCCTCGATCGCCGCCAGCGCGGCGCGCAGATAGGCCCGCAGCGCGCCGTCCTGCGCATCGGCATCGGCAAAGCCGGT